ACTCATACGATGGAGCCAATGCTGGATCCAACTTGAGGACAGCGTCGTTCTTTGCCAGCATTTCTTGATACTCAATCTTCATCTTGTCGTGGTGATTCACTGTTTGATCTCCAGTTTGATGAACCACTCCGCCGGGAAGAGGCCTGCGAGGACGGGCTCGTCTTCGACGCTCAAGTCCCTCACCATAACGTCATCGCACTTGTTGGCGAACATGACGAAGCGATAGTCATGCAAGAACAGCAACGGTGACTCCTCTGGTGATACTATGCAGGTGAGAACACAGTCGGCGACGAACCGGTTGTCCTGATTTTCCTGAATCAGACCAAGCAGGCTGACGGCGCGGTCAATGACGAGTCTACCGTCTGTGCTGACCAGAGTCTCTTTCAAAGAGTACAGGGCCATCATAGCACATCCGAGCTGAGTCTTATGACTGACCGTACCTGTCTTCTTTACAGCATCCCATTCCAAAACTTTTCCCATTGCCATTTCTATCCATCCTTGTGGTTGACACAAAGGACCTCTGCAGGACCATTGCTGAAAATTTTCTTGCAGGAGGTGAGCTCTTCGTTCATCCAGATCTTGCCTTCCGCCCCGCAGACACGGTTAGCGGCGAAGCGAGCCTCGTGGAAGTTATTGGAGCGGACGATCAAGCTGAAATTCTCGTCGTAACCCTCTCCTTGTTGCTTTAGCTGAGCAAGCAGAAATAACATTTCAATCTCCTTTGCTATATCGATTCTAGGCGGTTTGTGCCGTAATTACATTGTACCCCACCTGAAGCAGGCGAACAATAGGCAACTTATGAGCAGACAACCTTTGCCCACTCGTCCAGAAAATTCTCTTCTTCCATGGGATTGGGAATTGCGTGAATGAACGCCGAGCGATCGTACCAGAGGAAATTGTCTCTCATCTCGTCGCTCCGCGTAACCCTGACTCGTGTACCGTCTTCGCTGACAGCAGTGACGCGGTAGACGTGCAAGAAGCACAACTTCTGGTTGCGAACGCAGACCTTGGGAATATCAGTGCTGACGTCATTGCCAAAGCAGGCGACGACATTGTCGTCAAAGAAGACGTCATCCTTCTCCTTCTCAAAGGCTCTGATGTGAGCACGCATCATCTTAAGCAGCTCATCTTGAGAATGGCGGTAGAGAATGTTGATGAAAGTGGTGACGTCCATGAGATCTACCTGATCAACGGTTATGGTCTCAAAGATCTTGATCATGGCGAGAGGACCCTTGTCACGATTCGGCAATTCCCACTTGGAGTCGTGGAGCTTTTTCAGGTAGTCTAGAAGTCTTGCGCGCTCAATTGTCTTCATGATCTTCCTCCGCGTAGTCTTCGAACTTCGTCGGGCTGGGATCCACCGTCGTCAGTTCGTCTTCCGGATTCTCCCCGTACTTGAGGAAGCAGCTCGCCGGGAACCAGCCTGGAACGTTGACACGGTGAGGGCCTCCGGGGAAAGCAACGCGGATGAACCGGTGAGTACCAGATTCTTTTCGCGAAATCAGAAGCGGTAGGGTCTCCATCCGCCGGGACACGTTCCCATTCTGAAGGTTTGACGAGACTTCCAGCTACCGGACAGTCGTGGTTAGTGCAAGTGACTCTGTCGTTGACTATGCGGGCAATCGCCCCGCAGAATTTGCATTTTCTCATGCTGGCCCTCATCTTAATACCTATTAAGACCGACTTTATCGGCCCTCTTCAGTGACGGTAACACTGGTGATGAAGTAGACGTTGTACAGACCTTGTACAACAGTCGCGTTGTGCGTATAGCCGTGTAATCTATATGTCGGTGGTGGCGCATTATACGTCAACATTTTTGATTAGTTTTGGTAATTTTGGTTAGTTTTTCGCTCCATTTCAGTAATTCGAGGGTTATTTTGGTCATTTTTGCTGACACTTGTATAACGTTTGGTAAGGTTGGTCTCGTTCATACATCAAAAATGCTCTATTTTGGATCAAAAATGCTCTATTTGGGACCAAAAATTGACGCATAATGGGCCACCGCCGACATACAGATATACATTGGCAAAATTGCTATATAGAGCAAAAAAGCCGGTCGAAAAAAAGTTGTAATTTACAGGGTACTACTCTATATGTCGGTGGTGGCGCATTATACGTCATGTAAGGCCCTTACCGGACTAAAAAAGGTTGTACAAACCGCTTTTGACCCCTGAACTCGTAGTTTTGACCCTGATTTTGACCAAAATGAATCGCAATTAAGCTCATGATTTCGGCGAGTTTTGACAAAGGAACTGACGAAAATTGATGGTTTGATCCATATTTCGTGATCTTCCGCATCAAAAATGTCTCTCTCCACGTAAAAGCCGTCACAACCTCGGCTGTATAACCCCTGTCGTCAACGATGTGGACTACAGCCTTACCGTCGTCAGTCCCGAGGTTGAACATGATGTGGACATTTGTGGTATCGTTCTTGGCCTCACGGTCAGCCCAGTCAATGACCTCTGAAAAGGTTGTCAGCGGTCTCATTGCCTCAGTTGTCGTTGTTGACACTTCTGGCGAGCTACAGCTCGGGCAGCGACCCTGAAGATATTCAGGTTGCCATTCGTGAGGGCATTTTCTGCATGTTTGATGAATCATTTCGTACTCCTCGATCAATGTCAGGGTAAGGCCCTGCTTGGAAGATGAGTGGCATTCTCACCCTCGTAGCAATGTCTTACGCTTCGTAATCGTCCTGAAGCTCAACTGTGATGCCGCAGTCGCCGAGACCTTCGATGATCTGGTCAATTTGGTCGTCAATGCCCGAAGTGGTATTGATGCGCACTCCTTCGAGAGCGCAATACTCAAGGACATCTGTGATACTGCAGATCACCTCATTATCAACCAAGAACAGGAGATGGGACTCCTTCAACGTCTGCGGTTGGGGTGTCATGACTGCCTCCGTGGGAGGGTGTATGTGACTACGAGAAGTAAGAGGAAAATAATCAAGTTGAGGGACATTGTCGGCTCCTTTAGCCATATCGATTTCGAACAGTGTTCGCGGTCCTACCGGTTGGCGTAGGGTCTAGCGGATAACCTGCAAGGTGTATTTCTTGCGGCAGTCTTTACAGGCAAAGTCTTCCTTGAAGCTGGAGACCTTGACCAGTACGATGTAGTACATGGCGAAACGCTGGTGACACTTGCAGCATGTCGCAGTTCCGCCCTCTGTTGACTCGTTAGCCCACTGTCGGATTTTGGCGGGTGGTATGAACCGCCGACCTGACTTGCTTTTCTCACTATCGCTACCGTCTGGGCTGCTCTGATTGCAGCCGACTAAATTTGCCCACTTCATACTATCGCCCATTTCAAACCTCCAAAAACAAACTCAACCAGTTGGTTGGCTACATTTATAGTAACACAACTGACACCTGCGAGCAATAGGCAGTTTTGGAAGTCGAGCGTGGTATCGCGCATAAGAACTTTGACGCTGACGCCGAAGTGGTTCATCGGTTTCATCGAGCGCAAAACATTCGGCCCTACATTATATACACATGGCCGCAGGTTTTATCAGCTTCACAAATTGCCCATTGTTCGGGTGGCTCATACGTGTTACCATGTATGTAGCCACCCAAACAGGTGAGTTTGATCAAAGGAGTTTGAAATGTGTAATTGTCCTACTTGCGGAAAGCCTTTTTCAAAGCCGGTTATCCCGGCGAAAACAGCACCACTCTCAGCGGAGCAGATTGCGATTGCGAAAAAAGCTATCATTGAGCTAGCGGATGCCTGGAATCGGGAAGGCACAACGATGGTTAGCTTCCACCCAGTCACCAACGGTGTTTCACCTATCCTGGTTTTCACGGGGGAAGAGTGGGTCGCGTTTGACCTCACCTATGTTGACTCCGGAAGCAATTGGGGTTGGGATAACAGTTATCACCAGGAGTGGGAATCAGAAGAGTAGTTTCAAAAATGCGATGGGCAGTTTCAAAAACTGCCTATTGCAATTGCGCTTCATATAGCGTACACTAATTATAGCCCCGCAGGTAGCGGAGGCACCAAAGCAAGAACCCTAAAGGAGGGTTACAATGTCTGAGCAAATCGTTTCCAAAGTAGCTCCCGTCGCAGTTGCGACAACCGTATCCGTCCCAGTTGCTCCCAAATACGGAGTGGGCAAGTGCCAGATTTGCGGAAAGCCGCTGTCGGCCACCTCCAACGACATCGGCACCACCTGCTCCTCGCACGTGGGCAAGCTCCGCCAGCACGCCCTCATCCAGGACACCGTGCCTCAGGGCTGGATCCGCATGTCGGTTGTTTGCCGCAAGGCTAACGAACAGGGCATCACCACCAGCGCGTTGGTGAACGCCGCAGGTGGGGACGCCTGTGTCAAGCCCCTGCTCAACAAGGTCTTTGAGGTGGTCTACGTCAAGAGCGGCAAGTGGATGTCGCCGGATGTCTTGACGGTGGGTTTCGCCATGCTCAAGAACCCGGACCCCAAACCGGCTGTCGCCCCCAAAGCGGCAAAGGTTGACGAGGCTGTCACGGCTACCAGCTCGGCGCTCAAGCAGGTCGTCAAGGGCAAGTAGTCGCTAATCGGCACAGGGAGGGTAGCACTCCGGGCTTCGGCTAGGGTGCGCCCTCCCACCCATTCATGCAGGAGAAAGAACATGGCAACAGAAGATTTTGATCAGGCTGCGTTTGAGGCGAAGAAAGATTTCGCTAAGATGTTGGAAGCAATGACTCCGGAAGAGCGTGCTACCGTCAACAAAATTATCGCGTGGTGGCGCAGGTGGTTCATGACCGCCGGTCACAAACGGCTCGCAGGAATCATTCTGGGTCGGTAGGTGTGGTATCGCGCGCATGTGAGGGCTCCTTCGGGAGCCCTTTTTTGTTCGTGGTATTGCCTGAAAGAACCCTCGCCCTCGGTCTCTCTTTATTCTTCGCCCTCAGCAGACCTCGTACCGCTTCAGCCTCGGCGCTTCATAAATTGGGGCTTGTTCTGCTGCTTCAGTTAGCGTATACTGTAATTACAGGCAAAACCGCCTAGTCTTGGTCAAGGAGTTTCATATGTCAAAGCAGGTAGTTATCACGCATCAGGAGGCTCGTATGCTGCTCAACGCTGCATCGGTAGTGTACAAAACTATCAGCGACTTCAGATTTGCCATCTGGGAAAACTCAGTTTGGCACCATCCAGGTTGGCGCACAGTCAGCCTAAAACTTCGGGCATGGGATAAGCAGGTTCCGGAGGTTCAGGAGTCGTTGGTGCAAGCCATTTCGGCTCTGCTTCCAGACTTTCGGTGCTACCGCCGCAAATACCTCATATCATGGGTGGCCCACTACACTCCGGATCGAAAGTCTTACACGGAAAGGTGGCACTATCCAGAGTTCTGGATCTGGGCAGTTGACAAGGCAAAGTTTGATAAAGACAGCGAAGAGTTTTGCACCTTCACCCCCTTTATCACGTATGGCCCAACCATCCCGGTCGGGGAAGAGTCAACGTGGTGGTTTCGGTGGTTTCGGGATACCAAACCTGTCGCCGGCCCTTTCAAAAGCAGTCGCAGCCGCGACAAGGCAATGGCTCAGCTCAATGCCAGCATAGGGTTTGACCCCAAAGCGGAGCAGGAGCGCACGCGGAAACTTTTTAGGGCGCGTTATCCGGTAGGGTAGGGTAGGTTTCGGTAAGCAGGCGGGCGCTATTTCAGGCCCACCTGTTTCTTTGCCCACCGGTTTCAGTTTCGCCCTCGGACTGTCAGGTTGCTGCTGGCGTAGGGGTATAAATGTACCACTTTTGCTACAGCGACCGTTATCGAACGTTGTAGCGCCCCTACAGCGCATCATTTAGGGCCGTTGCTACAGCAAACACAGCGCGATACACCGAAGCCGGCTTCATATTTTGCCACTTGTTCGGCGCCCTCATATAGCGTATACTGTAATTAGCCACCCAACAGGGTGAGTTTGACCTCAGGAGTTTGAAAATGGCAAACGATGTTCTGGTACTGGTACAGTTTGAAGCCCAAGTTCCGTGGAGCTCAATAAATGGAAGTCCTGAGCTACCTGGAGATGAGGGCAAGCAAGCCATCATAAATGATATGGATTTTCCGGAGTCAGCGGTTGTCGGTGCTACCGTCCATGTTTACTCGGATCTTCCTACCCGCTACCATGTCAGTGGTGAAATGTTGAGGCTGGATTCGTGGTCCGCAGGGCGCTCGGCTGTGATTCTGAGCGTTGGAGAGTAGTTTCATAAACTGCCTATTGCACCCGCGCTTCGTTTGTGCTACAGTATATGTAGCAAGCGCAGCGCGGGTCTTACCGCAGCCCTCCGCTTAGCGGGTAAGGAGTTTCAAATGTCCAGCAATCGCGTAATCCAACTCTCGGAAGTTTCCACCACCTCATGGCCTCTGCCCGTTTCAACAACTATGCACACGCCATCAACGATCAACTCGGCCATCACGCACATGCTCTACGATTCACCGTGCGATCATTTCTATACGGAATGCGAAGGTTTATTCCGCATGTACATCCTTGACTATCTCGGCAACTGGCAAACCTCAACGGGGTCAAGCCTGGACGAGTGCGTCAACAACCTTCCGCCACTTCCGGAGCATCGGGACCTTCAGGGTAACCTCTGGTACTCTCACCCCTCAATGCCTCGCACATTCATGGTCCTTGGCGAAACATGGGTCATGCGTCCGCCCTCAAATCGTAAGGTAATCACAAGCTAACGTTCGTCTTCGGCAGCAGGGCTGGCGCTTCCACAGGTCAGCCCTCTCTTTTGGATTGTGGTATCGCGCTCAAGAACGATCGTGGTATCGCGCTCAAGAACGATCGTGGTATCGCGCTCAAGAACGATCGTGGTATCGCGCTCAAGAACGATCGTGGTATCGTGCCAAGAATCCTTCGTCTTCGCCCTCGGATTCTCCGTCAGGATCAGACCGATTCCTTACCGGATTCCTTCGCCCTCGGCGCTTCATAAATTGCCCCTTGTTCTTGCGCTTCAGGTGTGCTATAATAATAGAGTAAGGCAAGCACAGCACGGAAACGTAGCCCTTCGCTTAGCCAGTTTAGGAGTTTGAAATGACCATCGCCAAGTCTTCCGCAGGTTTCCAGGTTCGCGAGTTCCCCGTTCGTGTCGTTGCTCAGACCCGCATCTACCGTAGCTCGGGTCTCTACTACGTGATGACCAATCTCGGCATGGCCCCCAAGTTTCTCAGCCAAGAAACCGTCTCTCTGGACGGTGTCACTTATGTGTCTGCTCTCGGCGGTTCGTTTCCCAATGCAGAAGCTGCGGCTCAGGCGGCAGTCTGCTGGAGTCGGGAAACCGGCTACCCGTCGTTTGTTTTCAGCCCCCACAGCACTTTCGGGGCAACAGAAACTCACGAATCGGAAACTGTCGTCTACGGTTAGTCGGCGGTCGTAAGTTTCAAGAATCGGGCAGTCACAAGACTGTCCTTTTCTTTTCGTGGCGTCGCCTGAAAGAATTATCGTGGTATCGCGCGAATTCCCTTTCCGTTTCGGACGGATTCCTACCGTCAGTTGATCTTTCGCCCTCGGACTCTCGCGGTATCCTTCAAAGAACGTCAATTTCGCCCTCGGGATCGTGGCATCGCCCTCAAGAACCCTCGTGGCATCCTTCAAAGACGCCTTCGCCCTCGGGCGCGGCTGGCGTTTCGCCCTCGGGGCCTACAACCCTGGGCCTGAGGCTGAAGCTGAAAGGTGCTGCTGCAAAAAAATACCCTTGCCTGTTGGCAAGGGTATTATGCTGCCCACTATTTGGGCATGTAACCGGCTAAAAATTGCAGCCCTTGCGCGGGCACGGTAAGGGTTGCGTTGGGCGCGGGCAGGCTTGCCCCGCTGCTGGTAATAAGTACAAAAAGTACAACTAACAGTAGCACTAAAACAAACAAGGCAAACACGGTTTTCACAGGCTTTTTCCTTTGGGCATAGGCGGGGCCCCTTGCGGGGCCCCTATGGGCGGTACTGCTACTTTTTAGCGGGCGGGGCTAACAGGGCAGTAAGGGCGGCAAGGGCGGCAATGGCGCAATATTTGCGCGTGCCTTGTGTGTACACTTGCCACACGGGGGCGGCGGGGGCGGCAATGCCCGCATCCCTGCCCGTTAGCCTTACCACAAACCCAGCCGTGCTACCCATTGCCTCGGCTTTGCGGCATAGGGCACTAAGGGCAATGTACTGCGCATTGGGGGCGGGCGGTAAAATGGCGCCTGCGGGCAATGGCAAGTAATACTTGCCCTTGCCAATGGCAACAGTGCGGGCACAAGTATGGCCTGTACCAAACTGCGTGGCAATGGGTTTGCCACAAACAACGCAATGGTACTCGCCAAACTTTGGCGCGGGGCCTATGGGGGCCGTTACAGGGGCTATTTTAGCCATTACAAACCACCTTGCTACCACACTGCTAAACCACTACCCCCGCGGGGCCGTGTGTTTGTGTGGTGCTATGCACTCATAATACGCTATCCCAGCCCTAATTACAGGTTACAAATGTAACCTTACATTACGCCAAATGTAACCACAAAATATTACATTTTAGCCAAATGTAATATTACAATACAATTGCTACCTTTTTAGTGCAAATAGCCCTTTAGCGCCATTGTAAGGCTATTTTTAGCCCATGCATACTGCTATACCAGTTTACCCTATAAAACGTGCCTTGCCCCGTGTAGGGGCATACAAGGGCATTTATATACCACCCGCGAGGCGCCAATTTAGCGGGCAATTTATAGCTATGCGCATTCGGGCTAAAACCCTATAGCTACGGGGTACATTGCTCATAAAAATATCCGACCCTAAATTTTGAAGACTGAACAATTTGGGGCTAGTCACTGAACGACATTTGTGGTACAATATTAGTATGGACGACATTGAAGTCATTACCCCCACTGAAGAGACTGCTGCAAGGCGAATGATCGCCGACGCCGTCAAGAAGCAGGGTCTTACCGAGGTCATGATGTTCAGCGTTGGCAAGAAGATGACCTATGCTGACGCCCTTGCCTCCATGCTCTGGCAGGGAGTCGTAGAAGGCACCGTCTACCTTGCCGACGGCTCCACCATTAAGCTCTCGGACGAGACCAAAATGTGGCTGGACATGATGAAGTTCCTTGTCGTCCACATAGATGGCGGGGCGAATAACAACAACAACTTCAACGGAGTCAACGTCTTCAAGGTCTATCAGGGCATCGACGTAGACCGCGTGTAATCGATATGGCAGTATCATCAGCGACAATCCCTACCGTCCTAAAAGATCCCCGCACGAATGTGCTCAACAGACCGTATCAGCCCTTCGGCAACGCTGTCGACATCTTCTACGCTAAGGACGACCAGGTCATGGTCTGCGGCCCCTCTGGTACTGGAAAGAGCCGGGCGATCTTGGAGAAAATGCATCTGATGTGCTCCAAGTATCCGGATATGCGGGCTCTCATGTGCAGGAAGACGAGAGCATCGCTGACGCAGTCGGCAATGGTGACGTTTGAGAAAATGGTCATCCCTGTCAACGAATCAGTTCACTGGCGTACCGGTGAGCAGGAATACCGATACGACAACGGCAGCGTTATCGCCATCGGGGGCATGGATAAGTCCATCAAGATCATGTCCACGGAGTATGACTTCATCTACGTTCAGGAAGCCACTGAGCTCACCGAAGATGATTGGGAAACACTTTATACTCGTTGTCGTTACGGTCGTGTTCCTTACAATCAGGTAGTTGGGGACTGCAACCCTGTTTATCCGAGCCATTGGATCAAGAAGAAAGCTGATGCTAAGACCCTCAACCTGATCCCCTCCGTTCACAAGGACAATCCCGTCCTCTGGGATCAGATGAAGCAGGAATGGACTCCGCGGGGCGTAGCGTACATGAGGAAGCTCGAGAGTCTTAGCGGTGTTCGCAAACTACGCCTCCTTTATGGTCTGTGGGCCGCTGCTGAGGGTATGATCTACTTGGAGTGGAATCCCGATTTCCACATGGTTGATCGATTCCCGATTCCGATGGACTGGCAGAGGATTTGGGTTATAGACTTCGGGTATACGAATCCGTTCGTCTGGCAATGTTGGGCGGTTGACGGAGACGGGATCGCTTACCGCACCGCTGAGATCTATATGACGGGTCTTCTCGTTGAGGATGCTGCCGATCTGATCAAAGCGTGGTTGAGAGAGAACGATGAGCCTCCTCCGACTGCAGTCGTGTGCGATTGGGATGCAGAGGATAGAGCAACTTTTGAAAGACACATGAACGTTGACACCACTCCGGCCAACAAGGATGTTCTCAATGGTCTTCATACCGTTATGTCGCGTCTTAGGAAGGGCGACAATGGGAAGGCTAAGTTGTACTTTATGAGAGATTCCCTGTTGGAGGAAGATGTCAATTTACTTGACGCTATGAAGCCCATAAGTACAGAGCAAGAGTTTGATGCGTATGAGTGGGAAAATCATGACAAGAAAGAAACTCCCAAGAAAGTCGGGGATCACGGGATGGACTGCGTCCGGTATCTCTCCACTTATCTTGAAGATAACGATTACGGATGGAGCAGAGGAATGACCGTATGACACTACCCTCCAGTCAGCCAAGATTCAAGAACAAGATGGAAGATCCCAGCGAGTTCTTTATGTCTACCCTAAATCTGCTCCAGGATTTGGAAGATGATCCGGAGCCCCAATATCAGGCTGACTCAAAATTGAGAGACGCCTGGCTCATCAGATTCGTCAATCGTGAACCCCACCTATCCGGTGTTATCAGCTCAGTTACTGCTATTGACAAGAACAGAGGATGGTCCGTTGTTGGTGGCCGCAATCAGGTAAATAGAGTTACTCAGATGCTCCACTCATTTGAATGCGCTCCTGGACTCACAGGATGGAGACCAGCTTTCGCGGCTACTTCAGAAGCGTTCTGGAACACTGACATGGGCGGGGTTGTTGAAATTGGAAGAGACGGCAGGGGTGGACCAATAACGAAGTTGTTCACCGTTGATCCGACAAGATGCCAGCTCACTGGCAATATGGATACGCCGTTGAAGTATTATCCGACCAAAGGCGGAAAAGTCCAAAAATGGTCGTCAGATGACTACTTCAGGGTCTCATCCCTACCGTCTCTTCTAGAGGGCTTCAACGGTTTGGGAAGATGTGCGGTAAGCAGAGCAGTCCAGATCGCTCTAACAATGATAGCGTTACTTCGTCACGATCAGGAGAAGCTGCTGGCTCGTGCTCCGAGAGGACTTCTGCTTTTGTCGGGGATAAAGCAAAAACAGTGGGCTGACGCGATGGCTGCGAGAGATGCTCAGCTGGATAGTCAGAACGACAAATATTTCGGGGCGGTTGCCGTTCTCGCTTCATCTGCTGCCTCTGTTGATGCGAAACTCGTGGCTCTTTCGGAGCTTCCTGTATCCTTCAATTTGAGGGAGTTCATGGATATGACAATGTACGGATATTCGCTTTGTTTCGGGTACGATCCGAGCGAATTCTGGCCTGTTCAGTACGGAGCTCTGGGGAGAGGAAATGAAACACAGATTCAGCACGAGAAGGCAACAGGCAAGGGAAGACTTGACTTCGTTCTTGGGTTCCAGGAGCAGTTATCAAACTTCCTACCGGACAGCATTGATTTCACGATGGAGCAAAGAGATGACCAAGGGGATCTTCTTCATGCCTCGGTTGATCAGGCGTGGGCTAACGTTGCTAAGACGATGTATACGTCGAAACTTAACGGAATCCCGCTGATCACGAACGAGGAAGCCAGAGTTCTTCTCGCCCAATACGGTGTAATTCCCACGACGTGGTCTCCTACCGCTGAAGTCGCAGCGAACGATATCGAAGATTCAGACGACGAGCCTGTTGTCGATCAGCCAGAGGACATGCCGAAAGATACGAATTCTCCGGACTCCTCGACAGGTGGAAGAAGTCCTGATTCAACCGGTCAACCGGCCTCCACAAATCCTGATAAAGGAAATCCCGCAGCTCAATCTCTTCAATCAGTAACGGCTACCCAGAGAATGCGCATTCTCAGGGATCAACTTCTGGAGTCTCCCAGAGTCTGGCAAGCTGCTCGTAAATTTCCCAATGATCCGGTAGTTCAGTACAACTATCCAGCGAATACTCAGCTAATTTTATGGGAATCCGGAGCTGAACTTCTGAAGCCCAGAGTGTGGAAGAACGAGTTTATTTCTCAGGGGAAGAATAAGGAGAAAGAAGTGGCGAAGACTGTATTCCAGCCACAGATTCACATCACCATGCCTCAGCAGGAATATCCTTCTCCGGTAGTTCAGGTTACCGTTCCTACTCCGATCGTGAATGTTACAGTTCCTGAGCAGAAATTCCCGGAGATTCCGGTTCCTGTTGTTCATTACCATGCTCCGACAATCAAGCAGGATGCTTCTCCGGCTCCGATAGTAAATTTCAATCCGGTCATAAATGTTCCTCCTGCGGAAGTTACCGTCAATGTTCCCGCTCCTGTCGTGAATATTCCCGAGTCTACCGTCAACGTGGTAATTCCCAAAGATGCAATTGTCGTGAACAATACAATTTCTATGCCAGACGAAACCGGTAAGGAAACCTTCAAGGTTAGCAGAGGTCCCGACGGAAAAATTTCTGGCGTTGAGAAGACCTCAGATTAGGAGAACGACATGGCGAAAACTGTAAATACTGCTGAGCAAGATGCAGCTCTGAACTACATTGCTGCTTCAACTAGATTATGCGTTTGCAATGCTCAACCTCTGACTTATGCGAATGCTATCACCGACTATATGCTCGCGTATGCGGCGATGACTCCTGGAGCTGGGAATGGTGATTTCACTCTTGCAGCTGATGTCAGCGGTCGTAAACTGACCACAACAGCAAAGAACGGGGTGTCTATAGCCAACGGAGGAGTTCCCTCCTATCTGGCTCTAGTTAGCGTATCTGACACAACTTTAAGATCAGTCACAACCTGCTCAGTCGTCGGCGGTCAACCGCTAGTCGCTGGAGGAACTGTTGACATTCCAGGTTTCAAAGCAAATATTCAGGATCCCACCTAAGGAGAATTCTTATGCCCGCTCAAGTAATCGCAAGTGCTTATACTGACGGTCCTACGCTGACGGCAGCGGCGACTGCGTCATGTCTTCCAACTTACGTTCCCACCACTCTTCCTTCCGGTTATTGGCAGATCGGTCGTATCTGGCGTTTGACGGCTGCGGGAAGAATATCCTGCGTAATCTCAACTCCAGGAACGGCTCGTTTCGATCTTCGCATGGGCTCGGTGACAGTGTTCGATACTCTGGCAATTCCGCTCAACGTTGTTGCCAAAACGAACGTCAACTGGTTCCTGGAAGTTCTGCTCACCTGCCGATCAGTAGGTTCCAGTACGAGCGGAACTTTATTCGGTCAAGGATACTTTCTGAGTGAGGCCAACATTCTGGTTCCTGTTCCGTCTACCGGTCCTGGTCCTGGCGGTCAATTAGTTCCGTACAACACGGCTCCTGTCGTCGGCACCGGTTTTGACAGCACAGCAGCGAATGCTCTTGACTTCCGCTTCACCCAGACTGTGGTTACCGGAAGCATGACTCTACATCAGTTCATGATCGAGCAGATGACTCCGTAATCATGCCAGTTATACTAATGGTTCCTCAGGATCCAACAGATATCGTAATTCAGGGAGAACAGATAGTTCCTCCTCCGAGTCCTACGACTGTCGCATCAGCGTATTCCCCGTTGATACTCGGAGGAACTCCAATGCTGGATCTACCTGGATTCCCTGTTCCAAGAGATATGGTCGGTCAGCCGGAATGGTACGGAATGCTTCCTAGACAGATAGGACCAATGGCATTCGGTCAGGCTGGAATGGTGGAGATGCTGACGATCGGAGCTCCTACCCGTGTGAGCCCGAATATTGATCCCATACAGACGTTCTTGAATGCTTCATTCCCGATCGACATTACAGGAATGTGGTTTGATCTTTCAGCGGATATTCTTGGAGCGATCGAGGCTGTCAATTCTGCAACGTTTCCAGGGGTGGAACCTGCAGGAACTCCTGTGGTTGTAATTCCTAGAGGAGCGGTTTTCAGAAGCGGTCTAGCCAAAAGGATTACGGCTCCTGTACTTCCGGTTTCGTTCGGTGTCAATCTGATGGAAACTTTCACCGAGAGCACCCAGAGATGGAAGATTACGGGAATAACGAAGGATTCGGCGGGAAACTTCATCGCAGGATGTAGAGTAATCGCGATGAAAAGTGACCGAATGACTACTGTTGGAGTTCCAATAGAAGCTGACGTTATCTCTGATGTTGACGGATCCTTCAGTATAGAGGTAGGAAATAACAACTCATTTCAGCTAATCGGGTATCTTCCGGGATCCCCGGATGTGGCCGGAATTACCGTGAATACCGTTGTTCCAGTGGTGATCTGATGCCAGATATTTATCTGAGGCCAGGAGATGCTACTCCAAGCAATATAATCCTCCGGAATCCTACTACCGGAGGAACTCCTGCTCTTTCCGTTTCTGATCTTTCTCAGATTCAGACTCTGGAAAATGTTTCTCTTTCAGCTCACGCTCCGACTTTTTCCCTTACTGTTCAGGATCTAGTTCAGGCTCAGAGCTTTGAAACTCCGACCCTAACCGGATACGTTCCCGTCTTTACGTTAGCTCCATCAGATTTATCCCAAGCTCAGGTCTTTGATCCAGCGGAACTATCAGCTACAGTTCCCAATTTTTCGCTCTCATCCTCGGATCTAACCCAGGCTCAGACGATAGAGTCGGTAAATCTTTCGGCTACCGTTCCTACTTTCTTGCTGATTCCTGACGATCTGATTCAGCCACAAATTATTGAGTCTGTAGTTCTTAGTGCGTTTGAGTCAGCTAAGTTAGCAGTTCAAGACATAATTCAACTTCAGTACATTGATAACGTAGCTCTGATCTCCGCAGAGCCGGTGTCTGAGCTTTCGTATAGTTTACCGGTAGGAACTCCGTTCAGATTCCAGATATCCTCAGAGGAAGACGACGAGGAAGTCGTAATTCTTCTCTCTATGATGGTGTAGGAGGCAAGTATGGCAGATGATCCGGTTAGAATAGTTACATCAGGACCATCGGATCCTGTACGAGAAACTTCTGACGGAGATCCCGGCGACGAGAGTACTGGGGTTGTTGGGATGATCAATTTATTGGTAACTCAGCTGGTAGAAGGAGATGCGAAATGAAGGTTGATCTAATAGCCATTTTGATCCCTGTGGCCGGGATAGTTCTCTTGATCCTCAATCTGGGAGCTGCCATTATTCTTCCCAACTCTGTTCGTTGGAGATGGGTGAAATTAGCCTATGCCTTGATTGGATTGATGTGGGCTTCGATGTACGCTCTTTTGCTCTTCGGATCCTCTTCGTCGTCAGAGAGTTTCTCAAACTCAGTATTCATGACGACGGGACCGGCTTCATTCATTCGTCCGATGATTCTGTTGACTCTTGGGATCCTGCTTTCGAGTAGCATCATAACAATCCGGAGATATTGGACGAGCGAGTCGTTCAACAAGATACGGAAATTTAGCTTTATTGGATCAAAAGGGGAGTCCAAATGACCTCATTGAGCCTTGCTCCCATCACTATTCAGGATGTCGTGTCATTTTTATCAGTAGTTCTCTTGATCTACATCTCTATCAAGAAGACTCCGGTAGAAATACGGAAAATTGGCGCGGATGCTGACGTCAGCGAGTCTTCGGTTCTAAAGACGAATGCAGAGCAGGCTAATCTGTACGCAGAAGCTACCAGAACTTACGCGGAAGAGGTGATCAGATTGAGGCAAGAAGTTACTACGCTCAATCAGAAGCTGGACAAGGCTATAGCAGAGATGAATGAGGCAAATAGGCAGAGCGTTCTTTGGAAAGACTACGCTACCGTTCTTGCCCATCAACTTCGTTCGCACAGAATAACTCCCGAGAGCTTGGTCACGGATGAGGATGTATCGGGAGATGCAGCAATTCCCACAACTCCCCGGAAAAAGAAAGAGGATATTCAATGATCTACGGATGGAATATATCAGAATGGAATTCTATCTCGAATTCATCGTCATTCTTGAAGGGATCCGTCAAAACTGAGTTTGGTATTCATAGGGCCACTCAGGGAATGCGCGATGATCAGTCGTTCACAGAGCATCATAACATGCTTATGAACAACTGCGATCTTCGCGGGGCGTTCTGGTGGCTTAATCATGACTGGGCTCACAATGTGAAGGAACCCTGGGTTCAGGCAGAAAATTACTGGCAAGTCCTGGTGAAGGGCGGGCGGAATGATTATAACATTCCCCCGATCATCGACATCGAAGGAACTGCATCTCTGCCTCTTCCGGATGCTACAGCGTACATCAATCGTTTGAAAGACGCCGTGGACACTCTATCCAATCATGCGGGTAGGATGCCTATTCTGTATTCAAACTGGAGTATTTTCGAGCAGTATCTCAACATCGATGCTCCTGGTCACGAATGGATGCTGAAGTGCGGAATGTGGATAGCTTCTCCGCGAAAGCTTCCGGCGACCCCTACCGGATCCGACCCTTGGGAACTATGGCAATTCGCTCTTGATGTGAAAGATTGGCCCGGGATCGATACTTTGGACGGATTGAACAGATGGCCCGGAACGAAGGCTCAGATGCTCCAGTGGACAAAAGATCCCTCCATGAAGATTCCGGAGTATGATCCGATTCTCGATGGTGGCGGTGTAGTACCTGACCCCGACCCTGAGCCAGATCCAGAGCCGGTTCCTGCGGAATACTCTGCTACAGTCACGTCTACGTATCTGAATATTCGAGACAGCGCAGGAAGAGAGCATGATCCTTTGGGAAGATTATGGAAGGGAGCTACCGTAGATGTTGGAGAGGTCATCCTGGACGGAACCGATAAGTGGAGAAAATTTACCGGATATATCGGCGAGGATGTTGACGGAACTCAGTTTTTGGATGTGAAGGAAAAGTAGATCACTTTCGGGGAGCAGAAATGATTCAAAGTCCGTATTTGTCTGTAGTTTCTGGAACTTACAATAGATTGTCAAGTCTCCAGAGAATGGTGGGTAGTGTAAGAACTTCCATCGGAAAGGGTATTCCGTACGAGATTGTTCTCGTAGACGGAGGATCTACCGATGGAAGTCTTGAATGGATGAAAAAGCAGAAAGATGTCGTTCTGATCGAGCAGGGATCTCTGCTCGGAGCGGTCATAGCGTTCAACGAAGGATTCGCAAAAGCTAGAGGAAAATATGTCGTTATAGACAATGA